CTTGACCCTAAACGGGACCCAATCCGACAAACGCACAACTTGGTTTTTCTTAAACTGTCCCCTGGTCCCGTTGCTAGGACGTACTTCAGGGGGTGCTCTTCAGAGCTTAGTCATGTGAGAAGATGGGCTTTGACTTTCCCGCTTCAGCTCCTCACCAGCAGTAAATGACAGAAGGGTACCTGCTGAGGTCCCAACCGGTAGGGGTAGTTTAAAGAGCCCCCTCGATACTGACTCTATGTTGTGGTGCACGACTTCACAACAGATGAACTCCAAGCCTGCCCAGGACGTCCTTCCAAGCAGGTGTGGCGTCTCCATTTACCTCGGACTGAGAGGATGTGGGAGACGTTAACATCGCGCGAAACTCAGGATAAGTACTGAAAACCGCTGGTACAGAAAGCGGTTCCCCCAATTGCCACTTGAAGACTTGGGCCTCAAAAGTGGTTTGTTCCGGGATTGAAATGGCCGGAATAAGGGGGTTTCGAATGCACGCCAAACGTTGGCGCAAAGCATCGCTGCAGTACGTGGGCGGGAAGCGGTCTGGGGGCGGACCGAAGTCCTTAGCCCTCCAACTGACCATCTTTTCCCAGCCCTTAAACGCACTGTAGCCACGAGTTAACTGTTCGACACGACGCACAACCGCCCATAAGATGGGATGGCCAGGCATACTGCTCCATATGGACCAAGCAGTGCACCTAGCCAGAAACATGAGTTTCCGGATGCTGTATTTTTGCGACGTGATAGTGTACAACGAGCGCATGCTCCTCAGGCAATTTCCTAAAACGTGGCCATCACGATAGTACTGTTTGCGGAGGAAGTCGGTGTCATCGACCATCTCACCATAGACCTCCACGGACATTTTGAATCCAAGACCAGCGACGACTTTAGCGTCAAGAATCTCAGCAGGAACAACGGCGTCATCCCCCTCCATTAAAAACTGGAGAGTGTCGACCGTCGCCCACCAACGGTTCAAATCACTGTCACCAGTCAAGGTTTCAAATCTAGTGTAGGCCTGAGTGTAGAATACATACAGGTTGCATAAAAGGTTGCCCCCGGCGGTCTCGTAAGTACCACTGCGTCGGGAGACGTGTAAAAAACGAAATATGGCAGTTTTGTACCATATGGGGAGCTTAGACCCCCTATCATAAGCGTCAGCCGCCTCATAATGCCCCAACAAACGCATCACATTCGCGATCAGATCCCGCTCGGCCTCTAAAACTATACCAGTTATGGAGGCCTCGAACGAGGAATAATCAGTGTTTGCGTGCCGGTGGCCTTCAGTGGCGGCTGCGACTAATTTACAGATTTCGTTAAAAGATAAGGCTTTAATATGGTGTCCAAACAGCGGGCCACTCTTATAAATCATTTCGACCGCTTTCAAGACGGGCGCGTTCACGAGCATTTCCTCGAGAGTCATGGGGTAAATTCCACGTGGCTTGTTTCCATCTAAGTCGTCTGCGTGAACCTTATGATTGCACTCAGGCTTAGGGAACCAACCCAATCTCTTCTCTTTGCTCATTAGCACCTCTCTCTTATCGCGCTCTTTGATTAACATCTCAGAGTGGCTGACTGGTTTAGAACGTAACAGCTCTTTTAAGCGCTCAAATTCAGTGTGCACACTGGGTTCTTCAACCCTGATCTTGGTGGCCAAGTCCTCCAAAATACGGCAGTTTATAAATCTGCTGACTTTGAGAAACTTGGACTGCACCGAAGTAACAGGGACTGGGGTTCCAGGAGTAAGTACTCTTACAAGGGCTGATGCTACCTTGAAGTGTTCTGAATTGCGCGCGAAATGGCCCGCACCTAAATTAATGCCTTGATACGCCAACGGAAACAACGTTAGCGCCACCAATACCGTCTTCGAGTCCACCGGGGTGGGGTCTTCCTTGGTGAAGACCACTCGGTCCTTGTCATCCAGGTCTACATTCAACTTCTTATCGTCATAAACGACAGCCGTTAAGGGAGTTGAGTAGGTCTCGAACGAGAAGACGGTGCGCGCCTCTCAGAGGGCGGCGCCCCCCCTCCACTTGGCACGTTCACGGGCGGGCTTGAGGCTCAAGGCCTCGCATCCCACCAAACTCAGCATAGTCTGTGACCCACTGATCCCCACCCCGTTTCCTGGGATGTTATAAGCCGCATTGTTGTTCACGCAAGCGCAAACAGAACGTAACGACAGGGGATCAGTGACAGTCATAGCAGCATGAGCGTGATTGTGCACTAGTGTGAGGGAGAGCGCCTCTCTCTGATAAACGCAACCAAAGGCCCACAAGATGTCATCCGTGTGGGGGCCGATAAGTGGGTCATTCAGGTGAACCTGAACGTCCGACGAACCCACCCCCATAAGGGGAGACCAAGTGGAGCCTATGAAAGGTAAAATGTTATACTCGCTGGGGGGCCGGAACCCATCGCGCTCAAAAGCATAGTAGCCAAACTTGAGCACAACGGAACGGTCGATGCGATACAATAGAGTGTGAGATGGACAATCAGCACCAGTCAACCAATGAAGGTTGCCGGGCTGGCGAGAAAAAGAGGTCTGGGCGCGTGCCCATCTTCCCTCCACTTCCTCGCGCTCTCTATGCATGGCTTCGCACGTGGCGGACACACTGCCCACCAACCCCAAAACCGACGAGTAAAACCTTGAAAGGCCCGTCCCATTGCCTGATAACCAGTCAATGTGTGGACAGGGCGCGTCAGGACAAGCGCGGGGCAGTAACAAAACCATCCCCACCACTATAGAGCCCATGTCCGCACCCGCCACCATCGTCACATGAGTCTTGTTAGCGCTTCGTGAATCCTCGGTCTGTAAGACAAGATCCTGTGTCACGCGCCACTCAACTTCAATGCGAAAATGGGACAGTTTGATTTCGTGCATGTCAAAGAAAGGGGTAGCCGCCGGACCATTCAAGCCCGCCAACCCTGGTTTCATCCAACCAGTTCCCAGCAGGGCCAACAGCTTGTGCCCCCCCCTCATCTTGCAAAGAAAATCTGCCTTCTGCTTGATTTCAGCTAAGGACTCACCGAGGCCACTCTCTCCCATGACAAAGCTCTCCGCTTCGTCCAAGGTGATGGTGAACTTACCCTCAGTTTTCCCCAACTGGCCAAATATAGTGAACTGCCTCTCAAGGTCCGGCATCTTAACCTGACGGGGGAAGTCTTTCCCGACGGTAATTTCCGGTCCTAGTTTTGAGGATGTCGCGTCAGAAACCGCATCACCATCTGTTCCAAGAGATGACACTGAATCCGAGGACTGGCTATCCTCGGTTCCTGATTCTTCGTCGCTGTCCGACTGGGTAGAATTAGACTGAGGCGTGAGGCGCGATGCCTCACTCCCCGACGTCGAGGCTTCACTGCTCTCAACTGATTCCTCCTCCACCTCGTCTCGAACGGCGCGTTCGCGCAACAATTCAGTAGCCCAAACCTTAAAAGGGACCTTCGGCTCTTGCTTGGTCTTGGGCGGGACGGGATCTGATGTTGCTTCTCCCTTCTCCGCCACCTCTTTAGGTTTCTTCACATCAGGTGACGAGCTAGGAGACTTGCATATGGAATGGCTAAACCGACAGCTTGCGCCGCGGGTGCACGTTCCAGATGCGAAGTCTCTACATGGCTTGTATCCTTGTGGCTTGCTCGCCTCGGCATCCATGCCCGCTTCATGCGAGTACTTGCAACCGTCAGCGAAACGGCACGTCCCAACAGAGAACTTGAAGCATGGCCTTTGCTTGTCCTCATAACGACGCGCCTGTTCTATCCCAGCATCAGTGGGGCTAGCATCCTTGGCAACCTTGGATCGTGATCCCGACCCTCGATTGACCTCAGCAGCCGCACTCCTGAACCGATCGGCGTGGGCAGGGAGATCATCAGTCCCCGTGCATTCGCCTTGCGATCCGTTTATCTGAGAAGAGACCCGGGGATTAACCCAGTGCCTCCCTCCCCTGACGACCTTGCCCATCCTCTGTGCTTTCGTTAGCAAAGGGTCCGACTGGCCGAATGGAATTAGTCTGCGCGCAGGCTCAACGTGCTTGGCCACCACCTTCGCAGGTGTCAGTCTAGCAGCGAACTTGCGTTCCTCCCATCCCACGGGGGCGCTCATGCCCAACTCTGTTTCCAAGAGGGGTTCGAGCGGTTTTGGGACACTTTTGTTCCCACGGGCAGGTTTTCTCCTGGTCACTGTGGTCCACTCACCTAATGGATCACTAGACTCTCCCTGTTCAAGGTCGAAAACGTCCAAATCCCCCACGGAACCAAGGGACTGGACATCGCCGTAGCTACTGGCTATTTCGACTTCCTCGACTTCTTCCTCTAAGACTAAAGAAGAGACGAG